TATTTCCAAATCCAAAAGAAATAAATAATTATCACGAGATATTTTTGGGTGGTGGTAGTGTATTATTTGCTTTATTATATTTTATAAAATTTAGAAATATTTCATTGAATGGAAATATATATGCTTATGACTTGAATGAACCATTGATTTGTACGTACAAAAACATACAAACAAGTCCATTTGAATTATTTGATGAAATACAAGTATTAATCCAAGATTTAATGGAATGTAAAAAGAATGGTATTGTTAATAGAAAACCAAAGACATTAGAAGAAGCGAAAGAAAGGGATGAGAATTATTATTATTGGACTAGAATGAGATATAATAATTTAACGACTGAAGAAAAAAATAGTGTATTGGGTTCTGCTATGTTTATTTTTCTAAATAAAACTTGTTTTCGCGGTTTGTTTCGTATAGGACCGAATGGTTTTAATGTCCCTTTTGGTAATTATAAAAATCCTAAGATAATTGATAAAGAGCATTTATTGGAAATACACGAATTAATAAAAGAAGTTCATTTTGAATGCTGTGATTTTACTCAATCTATAAATGATAATATTATTCCTGGAGATTTTGTGTATTGTGACCCACCATATGCTCCAGAAACATCCACGTCATTTGTTGGATATACTGAAAATGGATTTCCTATAGATAAACATATAGAATTGTTTAATAAGATACATTCTTTAACAGAAAATAATGTGAAAATGTTAATGAATAATTCTGATGTTCCATTGGTAAGAGAAAATTTTGTAAATGAAAAATATACAATAAAAACAATTGAATGTAGACGTTCCATAAATTCTAAAAAACCACAATCAACTACAAATGAAGTTTTTATAAAGAATTATTAAACCATTCATCAAACATTTGAAAATAATTTTCATCGCATCCAAATAAAACCTGTATTCCATTTTCATGAAGAATATGATTTAATGTTACATATTTTAATTCACTAGAAGTTATTTTTCTTTGTAAATATTCACTTATACATAAACAATATTCTACATTAAATCTTTCTCCAAGAACTAATTCATACTCTCTTTTGAGAGATGGAGAACTCCACAATTTTGTTTCAACCGAACCATCTACATGTTGTTCTTTTTTCTCTATTATTTTAATAACTATTTTTCCATCATCATACTCTATAATAAACGCTTCATCTGGATACCTAAATATAGGTATATTATATTTCATATTCATATACTTTTTTAATCCTGATTGTAATACAAACGTTATCGTTTTATCATCCACTTTTTTTGTTAAATAACAATCTGTTTGTTTTTTGGGATTTTTACATAACGAAATTTGTTGATAACCATTATTAATTAATCTATCGTAATTATTTGTTTTTGTTTCAAAAATTTTACCATAATGATTAGTATTCTTACCACCAGCGCCAAATCCTTTATTTACATTAACCATTTCCATCGTTGTTTAAAATATAAATTACTTGTTGTAGTAATTTATATTTCATATCATTTTATTTATTATTATAATTAATTGCCAATAGAATTCCTACACATAGTAAACAATAGAGAGTAGTTAATGTAAATGATAGTGTTAATAAACATAGCATATCCAAACGCTATGAACGTGCCCTGGGTAACCTTTTCGCGTTTATCTACCATGGATTTGTAGATTGCTCCCATTAATCCTAAAATTAACAAAGCAATACTAAAAATCATTATAAGAGCCATAAAATAGTAATAATCACAGTATACCTTGGAAATATTTCCGACCGATGACTTAGAAAGAATGGACAACATATTATTTATATATTTAATAAATATAAAATTTATTTTACCACTTCACTTTTTTTACCTTAATTTGTTGGACGTTTTTCTTTTTCTTAGATGGGTCAAATGTTTCTTCTTCATCATCAGAATGAACGTTTTTAGACAATTCCCAAAATTCTTTTGTTCCTAATTTAAAATCAGAATGAGAATCCGCCTTATACCATTTCACTTGGTCGGTTAATTTATTTGATTTTACATTATTATCTATTACTAAACATTCATAATTTTCAGTACAATTATCCATTATTTGACAAAAACTTTCAAATGTTGGAAACATACCAGCATAATTTTCGTATATTCTTTTTCTATTTGCTATATATGGTTCTCTAAGAATAAAAACATAATCTATATTTGTTCTTAATGTTGGTGGAATACCCAATGGATACTGCATGGTTAATACTAACATAACTTTCCAATGCCGCCCGTTTAAAAAAAGTAATCTCATCATTTTATCCCTAGACCAAGAATTATCATACAAACAATCATCTAAGATAACAAACGCTCTAGGATCAATATTACTTTTTTTGAAAGTTTCCATTTCTTTGTTAATCTGTTTCATTACCTGTCTCTGTCTTTTCAAAACATTCTCTATAATTTCAGTTTTATATTCATTGTGTATAAATAATTTGGGAACCATTTTTCCATAAAATCCATTACCTTCTTCCGTGCCAGCTATTACAGTTCCTATTGGGATATCTTGGTGATAATATAATAAATCTTTCACTAAGAAAGATTTACCGCTATCACGGCGTCCTATTAAGCATACAACGGGTCCTTTACTATCATTTATCTTAAACGTAATATCTCTCATATTAAACTTTTTTAATTCTAAAGTCATAAATATAGATTTAATGAATATTAAAATACAAGGGTATAAAACATATATCTATATAGGTTTATGTTTAATATAGTCCAGTATAAAAAACCGAATCACGAACAATTGTTTGAAACATTATCATCGCTTTATGATATGAATCATATACAAAATTATATCCCTATATATAGAATTATTTTTTTACTAAATGAAAACAATTTCAATAAAATTACATTGAATACAAATGAAACATTACTTACATTATATAAATCGTCTCATTTAAATCTGGAAAATATTCACGTAAAATTCGCACCTATAATGGATCCATTTCGTTATGTTATGGGAAAATATTCACAATATACCGATGAATTATTTTGTTTACCTACATTCTTTAATGAAAATGTCCCAAAAGACCATTCCAATCCATTTTATAAAATAAATAATCCTATGAATTCATCCTATGTTGATGGGTATTTTTATTATTTATCCACAAAATTGATAGAAAAATATAATTTTTTAAACGGAGTTCAAAGCTATGGAAATTTCATAGGTATAAAAAATAATTTCAGATTTAAAATCAATGACGATTTAGAATATTTAATTACTAATAATTATTTTTTAAAAAATTCAAATAAATTATTTCAAGTAGATGATTATTCATCTATCTTTAACGACGACGACGATTGCTCCACAAAACATACAAACAAAAAAAATAAAATTAATATATCTAATCATTCAATGATAGATGATTCCCTAGACGATATCTTAGATGTTTCTGAATATAAAAATCCAAGTGTTTATAATGAAACGGATATAATACTTTGCGAACAAGTTATGAATGATAATACAGATGATTTTCCTGAAATTATTGATGACGTGATTGAAATGAATGATGACGATGACGATGATGAAACGAATAGTAATAAAAATTCTTCAGATGAAGATGAAAGTGATAATGAAACCGATGAAAGCGATGATAGTAAAAGTAAATGTCGTGAAGATGAAAAGGGTGAAGATGGTGAAGATGGTAATGAAGAAGATGAAGATGACGAATGGATTACAGATAGCGAATGTGATGAAGATGATGAAGAAGAAGAACCAGATATATATGTAACTCTTAATAAGTTTCCAGTTACTCTTATAGCAATGGAAAAATGTAATGATACATTGGATATGCTTATTGAAAATGAATATTTTGAAACAGATGAAATGTGGTTTGCTATGTTATTACAAATAATTATGACATTAATTGTTTATCAAAAAGCATTTACTTTTACACATAATGATTTACATACAAATAATGTTATGTATATAGAAACGGATTTGGAATATATAGAATATATTTATAATAACGTAAAGTATAGGGTTCCTACGTTTGGAAAAATTTTCAAAGTTATAGATTTTGGGAGAAGTATTTATAAAGTCAATGATACATTGCTTTGTAGTGATAGTTATGACGTGAAAGGTGATGCGAATTCTCAATATAATTTTGAACCATTCTTTAATCCTAAGAATAAAAGAGTAATCCCCAATCCAAGTTTTGATTTATGTAGGTTGGCAACTTCTATGTTAGACTTTTTATTAGAACGACCTACAAAAAATCAAGATGTAATTACTTTAATTGAAGAGTGGTGTCAGGATGATAAAGGGAAAAATGTATTGTATAAAACGAATGGAGAAGAAAGATATCCAGAATTTAAATTATATAAAATGATTGCTCGTAACGTAAATAATCATACTCCTCAAAATCAATTAACTAGAGATTGTTTTACGTCGTTTATTTCAGAAAGTAGAGAAAATACAAAATCCGCAATTAATATAGATAGAATACCATCTTTTTTTACCACACAGATTGTCTAAAAATACACTTCTTGTAAATAAATAATATATACTTATATATTATATATTGTAATTATGCCGCTAAAAGAAGGAAAATTGCCAACAGATTCGGAAGTTGATGTATCAGCCGCTTCAAAAACAGATAGGAACACTTGTAACAAACTTCTATGTAAATTAGGATATTCACGTGATGATGATATTCGATACCCAAAATTAATTGGTCAGGTATATTCACGTTTAAGAGATGAAGAAGGAGGTAATGGTAGTATGGCACAGGAACGTCATTTGTATAAAAAACTAACTCAATGTAAAGATAATTACCCAACCGCTCAAGAAATACCAACTATACCATTATGTAAAGTCTATGATAGTCAAAATAATACATCCTCGTCATCTTCTTCGTCTTATAACCCTCCACCATCTCATAAACCTCCACCATCTTATAAACCTCCACCAGCTCCGTCTCGTAAACCTCCACCAAAATCCGAAGCGGACGCAAACGCTAAGTATCTAGCCAAAAATGATCTTACAAGATTGACTACTTTTATGAAGGGGTCATTTCATAGAGATATAATTAAATTACAGAGTAAATTATACACATTATATAACTTAATTATAAGGACAAATACTTTAATTTTAAATACAAATGACACTCCACTTATCAAAAAGATGGGTGTAATTCACAGGGGGATGGCTAGTATAACTAGTATTTCTAGCTTAATAGCTAATAAAATTTACTGGGATGAAACAATGAATTATTTTGATAAAATGCGTCTTACTTATACGGCGTTTCTAGAAAAAGAGCCTAAGACTCCCAAACCTCCTAAAACCGCAAAAGCACCAAAACCCCCTAAAGCACCTAAAGCACCTAAAGCACCTAAAACCGCAAAGGTTCCTAAAAGTCCTAAGGCTCGTAAGGGTCCTAAAACTGCCAAAGCTCCGACACCTCCCCCTAAAGCTCCGACACCTCCCCCCAAAGCTCCGACACCTCCGAGAGCTAATTCAACGAGAAAAAGATGTCCTAATGGAACTCGACGAAATAAAAAAACGGGTAACTGTGAGGCAAAATAATATTATGTTAATATATATTATTATACCGAATTATGTCAAAGAAAATGCCCAAAGTAAAAATGAACGAAAGTCAACGCAATGATATTCTTGCAAATCTCAACACCATAGATGAAGGTTTTGACCCACTACATAACGAAGCCCAACTGTTAAGGGACAAATTAAAAAATCATATGACGATACTTATGAATTTAAGAATATTTTGTAACAAGTATGGGACACCTAGTATGGCTAAACAATCAACTAAGTTATGGAATACTCTTGATAAAATGGATAATAAATTGTATGATATTCGGGAAGCTCTTGCGGGTTTACGTGATCACGACTTTAAAGACGTAACCAGATTATTTGA